CCACTTGACGTTGGCATCCCCAGAATACGGGAACGCGCAGCCGACGGCCTGCGCCTGGGTCGGGTTCAGCGGCGCGCCGCTGATGACGACAACCCCAGTCGGGTGCGTGACGGCCGCCGTCGTCTGGAGGCCGTTGGCGGCGTCCGTGCTCGACGTCGCGGTCGAATAGGCATACCCCGCGTAGATCGTGTCGCCGATGGTGAGACTCGGCGCCAGGAAATGCGTCCCGGCGTTGTACGGCGTGCCGGGGAGTCCGGTCGGATTCGACACCTGGCCGCCGACGCTGATCGTCGACTGGGGCCCGGGCATCGATTCGCCGGATGCCGTCGCAAACGTGATCGCGTAGCTGTGCGTCCCGGGCGTGACCCCGCTGCCGCTCCCGAGCGCGACCGTCGGTGCCGTGGTCGGTCCCATGCCGGGGCCGACGACCGAACCCGCCCCGCCGACGACCACGCCTGAGAACGCCAAGTGTTGGGCGCCACCTTCCGCGCCCTGGAACGAGGCCTTGAGAAAGACGTCGGGCGCGACGGCGAACATGTCCACGGCGTCGAGCGGGATCTTCGTGTCGCCGGTCGCGACGTTGCCGAGCAGCCGACTGCCCCGCCCTTCGACATACACCCGTGACAGCACCTGCGTGCGTTCGGTCGCCTGCGTGACGTTGGCGAGGGACGGATGCGTCGGGGTCAGGTCCAGCGGCGGCGAGGTCGGTTCGGCATTGACGAACGCGTGGACGTTCCGGCGGTAGTCGCAGTACCAGTACCCGCCGGCCCGGCGCAGGGTCCGCGTAATGGCGGTCGCGAGGTCCTCGTTCGTGAACGTGATTTCATCGAGCGTCGGCATCCCGGCTTCGACCGCGGTCGCGGTGAACCCGTTCGCGCCGGCAAACCGCGACACGAGGTCCTGCACGATCGCGCTCGCCGACTGGTTGCGGTACTGGATGGTCACCAGCACGAACCCGAGTTGCCAGGTGTAGTCGACCGCGGCGACGTCGGCCTGGACGTTGGCCGGGACGCCGGCATATTTCTGGGTCACGGTCAGGCCGAAGCCGGCGAAGAGCGGCATCGTCGCCGACTTCGACCCCAGCGTGATGATGACCTCATCGCCGATGGACGGGACGATCCCGTTGACGGTGAAGCGCCCGGTGTCCGGGGTCTCGTCAAGCTCCTGGTTGATGCTGAGGGAGCCGACCAGGATGCCGGCCGCGGTGTCGTGGCCCCAGCCATAGTGGACGCCGCCGTACTGGACGAAGACTTGCCCGGAGACGTAGCCGCTCCGCGTCGCGCCTGCTCGAGCCACGCCGGCCAGCGCATAAAGCAAGGCCATCAGACCGGCTGCCGGTTGCCGCCCTGCCGATACCCAGACGTCAGGGCGTTGCCGACGAGGCGCGCGAGTTCGGCTTCCGTGCCGATGATGTTGCCGCCGACGCTGATGTTGACGACTGGCAATTGACTGATGCCGCCGCCGGCGACGACCGGCCGGCCGAACATGTCGGTCGCGACGCCGTTGCGGCCGATGATCGCGTTGGGCACCAGGCCGGCCGCGAACCCGCCGCCTTTCGCCTCTTGCGCCTGCTTCGCCGCCGATGTCGCCTCCCGCTGCGCGGCGGCCTCCGCGTCGAGCGCCGTGACGTAGTCCCACTGCGCCTTGACGAGGTCTTCGGTGGTGTCGACGATGGGCTTCAGGGCCTCGAGCGCCACTTGGGCGGAGACGGCCAACTGCGAGAACCGCGACGACATCTCGTCGGTCAGAATGCCGGCCCGCGCCATCGCGTCAATGCCTTCGAGCATCGTTCGATGGAGTTCCTCAAGTTCCGCCGTCCGCAGGTAGCTGACGTCGTCGCCGAGCTGCTTCATCGCGTCGGACCAGAGCGCCGCTTTGTTCAGCGCCTCCGTGCCGAAGACCCGGTCGATGACGCCCTGCACTTCACTGGCGTATTTCGCCTGCGCTTTCAACAGGTCTTCTTGCTGCCGCTGGAGCTCCTGCTGTTTCTTCTTGACGGCCTCGAGCGCCGCTTCGTGCTGCTTGACCTTGTCGGTGACCGCCGCCATCTCGGACGCGGTCGCCTTGTACGCCAGCGCGACGTCCCGTTCGCTGGCGCCCCGTCGGAGCGCGGATTCAATTTCGTGCCGGCGAAGCGGGTCCATCGCCTCGAGCACCGCCTTATGGTTTTGCAGTTCCGCATTCACGCGGACCAGGGCCTCCGCGGACTGCTCGTCAGCGCGCTTCTGTTCCTGGAGTTTCAGGTTGCGGTCCTTCAGGGCTTGCGTATTGATTCGGACGGCCTCGTTAATGTTGGTAATCTCGCGCCCGGCCTCTTTACTGGCGCGGGCCAACGTATCAGCGACGGCGCCCGCCGTTTGTTCGGCGACATCGCCCCAGCCAAAGAATGACGAGACACTCTTCGCAATCGCATCATCCAGGTCGGGAAACCATTTGTCGATCACGTAGCGCGCGGTTTGAAAGGCCGCCGTAAACGTGCCGACGACCAGGCCGGCCGTGGCCAGCTTCCCCAGGGCCCCGACACTCTTGCCGGAGGCCGCCGCCAGGTCCTCGAGGCCTTTCACCGCCGGGCCGATGTTGATGCCGGCGGCCGACAGCGCCCCGTCGAACTGCCGATACGCGCTGCTGATGGAGCTGGCGCTCTTGCTCGCTTTATCGGTCGACGTCGCCAGCGTCGTAATCGCGCCGCCCGCTTCGAGGGTCTCCTTCTCGAACTTGTCGAGATCGAGCGTGGCTTTCTTGGTTTCGCTGCTGAACTGCGAGAAGTCGGCGGTGAAGGTGGCGGTAATCGCCATCAGCGACGATCCTCGGCGAGCAGCTCGTCGATCAGCACGTCGTACACGGCTTCATCCAGTTCGCCGACCCATTCATAGCGCCAGCCCATGCGCCGCGCGACCCGGAGATCGTTCAGGACGCGACGCTGCCAGTGGGGATGCTTTTTTTTTCGTCGCGCTCCCGCTCGATCGCCTCCGCGTGGGCATCGATGGCCTGGCGGATTTCGGTGAACCGTTCCTGGGAAATGCTGTTGAGCGCCTGCTCGACCAGCGCCGGCGCCGCGCCGCGAATCGGGAGGTCGGTCGCCGACCAGTCGACGAGATACGCGACGACGGTGGCCTGCACGATCTTGAACGGCTGGCGCTGGACGTCGCCGTCCGGCGTCAGCACATAGCAGCGTTCGAGCACGGCTTGATGTTCGCCGTGATTGAGCTGGGCTTTCACGTCGACCCAGTCGCCGTTGCTGAGCGGCAGGCGCACGACCCGCGGCAGGACCATCCACGACGACATCTACGCCTCCATCGGACCGAGGGTCGCGGTGAGCTGCGCCCCCTGCACCGTCACGGTCTTGATCGGCCAGCACCAGTGCCCGCCTTTGCGCGGGACGGTGAAGAGCAGCGGCCGTTGTTGGAGCTTGAACGGATCCGCCCGCTGCACCGTGGCGACGAGCGCCCACTCGGTCTTGCCGCGCGTGATGCGCCAGGTGCGACAGACCGCCGCGGTATGCCACGCCCAGGCGATCGACGCCTCGCCGCCGTGCAGCGTCAGGGCCTGGAACATTTACGCCGCGGCGGGGAACGTCCACGGCCCGGCCGCGTACCACTTGGCGCTGACCTTCGGCGCGGCGAGTGAACAGTCGATCGAGGCGTCGAGATACGCCTTGCCGCTCCAGGTCGCCGCGGCGTCGGTCTCGTTGGACATCAACTGCAGCATCCCGGGCGACGGCGCCACCGTCGCCTCCCACAGCGTCAGGTCGGTCGAATTGAAGAACCCGCCGAGGGTCCCCTGCGCATCCCGCAGGCCGGGGAGGTACACGCGGTTCGCGTCGCCGAAACAGGAGACGTCCTCCATTTCGGTCGAGGCGTCGAGGGTCCAGGCGTTGATGGAGGCGAGTTCGACCAGCGTCGCGCCGCCGGCGCCCGTCGGGTCATACGAGACTTTACCGGTGCGTCCTGACAGAATCGCCATCGGTCACTCCTTCACAGCAGGCGCGCACTCGCGCCGAGATCGACATCGGCCTCGCCCGCGACGGTCGCGGCGCCGTGCTCTCGAATCGTCGCCATCAGCAGGATCAGCGTCAGTCGTTGATGGTGCGCGGCAATCGGCCCGAACGTGGGGCGGGCCGCCATCCGGCCCCGATGGGCGCCGTCCTGCGTGTGGCGGACCACGGTGCCGTGTTCGTACAGGTGGCCGTGCGGCGCGGTCTGCTTCAGCTCGACCCCGCCAATCCAGGAGCCGCGCGCCGCGCGAATCTTCACGCCGCGTTTCAGATTCCCGGTCGGGCCGCGCCGATACGCCGTGACGATCTCGGCTTTCGCCGCCTCGGCGCCGTCGCGCAGGATCCCGTCGGCCTCCTCGAGCAGCGTCTTGCTGATCGTCTGGAGCTGGTCCTTGAACGGCTCGAGGTTGGTCCAGGTGACGCCCTTCACTCGTACACCTCGTGACAGGTCAGGACGAGTTCATCATCGCGTCCCTGCGTATTGCTGATGCCGTCGATGTGATACGTGCGGCCCTTGTAGTGCAGGCGGGTCGCCGTCGTGATGCCGGCGTGGTAGCGGCAGCGCACGGTCGCCGTGCCGGTCGCGTCATCGAGCAGCTCGGCGTAGACGGTCGGCGGCTCGAGCGGGACGACGCCGGCCGCCGTCGGCCAGTCGAGCGTCACGAGGTCACGGAGGGCGCCGCTGTTCATGCGAGGCTCGGGTCCCGGAAGCGGGCGAGTAGTAAGTCGATGACGCCCAAGGCTTTCTCCAGCGCGTCGTTTGCCTCATCCCCGCCGCGCCGTTCGTAGAAGGCGTCGAGGGCGATGAGGATGGCGTGACGGACCGGGCGCGGAACCGTCGTCTCGGTCCACGTCAGGTCGACGGCCGGGCCGAGCTTCGCGAGAATCAGGTCCTGCGCGGCCTCCAGCTTCTCGGTCACATCGGCGTCGTGCGCCGGATCCGTAATCCGCAGATGCGTCTTCGCGACCGTCAGCGAGACGAGATCGACGGGGAGTGTCTCATTCGAGAAATCAAGCGACACGGCGACGCCTCCTCGCGGGGACGTAGCGGCACCAGCGGTAGCGGAGGTCGTGCCAGGGAATCGCCAGCAGCGTGCGGGCCTTGTAATGCGCCGCGATCTGCGTGGCGGTCAGCGCCACCGGATAGATGGCGACTTCGTCAATTAGACCAAAGTAACGAAAGTCTGGAGATGCACTACCCCCACTATACACACCAAGAAATAATGGCAAAGAAGGTGTGATGTCCCAACCTGAAGAACTTAGTGTTACTTCACCACCCAACACACCGTTCACGAACAATTGCAATTTATCCGGCGTTCCACGTAGCAATACACCAACAAGGTGTATCCATGCGCCAGTGATAGTGACTATTACAGTCGCATTCTGGTTCGTCGTTCCATTCGCAATCTTCCAGTTAAATGCGTTCACAGCAGAACGTAAAATACTGAAACCTTTTCCATTGGCTCCACCATTGTTGTCAAAGATGAAAGGTGGCGTCGCAGGATTAGCTATTACAGGATTCACCCACAATTCAACAGTCACCGGTCCAGTACCTATTGCTTGATAGGCACCATTCGGAATGCTGACATAGTCACCGGTCGCATCAAAATCCATCGCACTGTTGCCATCTGCCAGTGCGCCTGCCTGCTTCAACTGCACCCCACCGCTGATCGTCCCGGTGTAGCCGCCCACCTGACTGCTCGCCGTCGTACCGGACGTTTCATCGAGACGCAGGTAGAGCGTGGCGCCGTCGGCGATGACTTGGTCGCGGTAACTCGCCATTACGTCTTCGCTAACTCGCCGACCGTCGCGGCGACCTCTTCGTCCGTCGGCTGCGT